AGAAAGAATTCCTGGATATTGCCAACGATAAGGATATGAGTTCTAAGGACAGGGCAAATGCGTTGGTAGCTCTTCAGACAAAATTATATCAAGCACAGGTAGAAGGACATCAGGCTTTAATGAATTCATGGGTTGATACTGTTAAAGCCGATAAGGAAATGATCGGTGATTCAGGTAAACAACTTACCGAGAATCTGGCTGTTGCTAAGAAGGGAATGGAAGCTCTAAAGGTTGACGGTCTTGCTGAAGTGTTGGAACAGTCAGGATATGGCAGTCATCCGGCATTCGTAAAGGCGTTCTATAGAATAGGAAAAGCGATAGGCGAAGACTCTTTCAGGCTTGGTGGTGCCGGAGCAGATACCACAACGAAAGAGGCTAAGAATATACTTTATCCAAGTGCGGATAAGGCGTAGTAGTATTTTATTTTTTTAGTATGTTGTATGGGGAGGATTTGTTATGGCAACAGTTGGTACGACTTATCTGAATATTGCAGATAAAGTCAAAAGACTCGATCCAAATGGCGAAAAAATCGCTACTATAATCGAGTTGTTGGCAGAAACAAACGATGTCATGCAAGACATGGTTGTTATTGAAGGTAACACGCAGACAGGTCATAGAACCACGATGCGTAGTGGTCTTCCATCGACAACATGGAGAAAGTTGTATGGCTACACCACACCAAGTAAATCAACAACCGTACAGGTTGACGATACCGCAGGTATCCAGGAAGCATTCTCAATTCTTGATAAAGATTTGGGTGATTTAGGTGGTGACGTTGCAGGGTTAAGGCTTTCTGAGGACTTAGCTTTTTTCCAGGCTATGAATCACGAATTCGTACAAACTCTGTTCTATGGTAACACGGACACGGATCCGGAAGAATTTATGGGACTTGCGCCAAGATTTGGTGACACATCTGCCAGTAATGGTGGACAGATTATTGATGCCGGAGGTTCCGGTTCAGATAATACTTCAATGTGGCTAATCAAATGGTCCGAGAACCACACACACGCATTCTTTCCAAAAGGCACTACTGCTGGTTTACAGCATGAAGATATGGGTGTCCAGACTGAAACTGATTCAAGTGGTGGTAAGCGAGTGGTGTATCAGACTCGTTATCTCTGGAAGGTCGGTCTTTCAGTTAGGGATTGGAGGCACGTGGTAAGAATCGCAAATATTGACGTAAGCGCTTTACTTACGATTGGTAGTGGCTCAGATACGTCTGCAGACCTTATCAATGACATGATTGATGCTATGCACGCAAAGATGCAGAACCTTACCGGTGGTACTTTGGTATGGTATTGTGATCGTGTGGTCTATACAGCATTGACCAAGAAAGCAGTTGCAAAAGCGAATGTAAACCTTACTTTTGATACCTTTGCCGGTGAAGGGCGAGTTATGCACTTCCAGGGCATACCTATCAGAAGGGTGGACGGTTTACTTCAAACAGAATCACAGGTCACATAGAATTTCTTTATACGTTTTTAATCCTTAGAACTTAGGGAGAATAATTATGATTCTTGATAAAGAGAATTTATACTCAGACGATCAGGCATTAACCACAACTGCTGATTCAACAAATGTGTTGGATTTGGGCGTAGCTAATAGAGGTCCAGGTAATCCGATGTTGATACTGATTCAGGTAACGACTACGTTTGCCGGTGGAACTGATGTGACTATTGACCTTGAGACTGATGATAATACATCATTTAGCTCATTGTCTACCATTGGCTCTACTCAGACTATTGCTACTGCCACTTTGGTACAGGGATACAACTTTACCATTCAGTTTGTGCCGGATGCGATGGAAAGGTATTCAAGGCTTGAATACACCATCACAGGTACACATACTGCTGGTAATGTTACAGCCGGTATTGTATTTGAGAGGCAGACTGCAAAGGCTACGTTCCCTGTTGCTACTATATAGTGGTTTGTTTGTGGATTTTTTATATGGGGGAGGGCTATGCCTTCTCCCATATTATCGGAGGGTAAACAACATGAAAAAATTCATATTTGGGATGGCATTGTCTTTAATTATGGGGTTGTGCGTTACAACCGAAGCCTTTCAGTCTTCAACAGACAAAGCGCTTTCCGATAATATAAGACAGGGTGATGGTAAAATAGTGATGGGAGGTACAGATTATGGAGTTGATGTACCTGCTGATTTTATAGATGACGAAGCTCCTATAAACGCTTATGGTCGTGCTGCTACAGGGGTACAGACAACAGCAACAGATATATGGGATTTAGCCGATGCTACGCCTACTCAGCAGATATGGACAGCACCTACATCTGCGCAGACACATTGGATAGTATCATCTTCTGCAAGTGATTCTTCTGCTGGTGTTGGAGCGAGAAAAATCAGGGTATATGGTTTAATTGATTGGGATACACCCGAAATAACGGAAGATATAGTGACAAATGGTACTACTTCTGTAACGACAACTCAATCTTATGTGATTATAAATAGGCTTGAGGTCTTAACAAAAGGTGCTACGAATGTAAATGTGGGAGCTATAAGCGCATTCGCTACGACAGACAGAACAACTACGGCTCGTATACTTGCCGGAATAGGCGAAACACAGATGGCAATACTTGGTATTTCCTCAGTAGAAGACGCTTTTATTTCCGAATACTATGGATCTGTTAATACCACAGCTACCCTAATCGACTTCTCTCTTCATGTAAACACGGAACCTGATTCAGAGCTTACTAATTTTGCAAGAAAAAACACCATTGGAACTCAGGCAACAGGCTCTTCTTATGTTCCGAAGAAGTTTAGTCCAAACATAAAGATTGATGGTCCTGCCATTATAAAGGTACAGGGATTAGCAAGTGCATCAGATACGGCTGGAAGTGCTGGATTTGATGGAGTCAGGAAGATAAGGGAGTGGACATTGAGAGATTACAATGTTGTGGTTTCTTCTCATAGGAATAGAGACTTGGATCATAGAATATTAAAGACTTCAGATGGACGAATAATAAGAACGACACAGACAGGCAGTATAAACTAAACAGTTAATTTATTCATAGGAGGAAAATCGAATGAGGATTTTCAAGAATTTGTTTATGGGGGTATTTCTTTCCGCAGGAATCCTGGCGATTACCTCCATGAATGCTTTTAGTGCAAATTATGTCAAGGACTCCGATTTAACGGCTGAAACTACGGTGGCAACTGGTGATACGGTGATTTTGTATGATACATCAGCCAATAACACAGTCAAGTCTACAATAGCCAATATCTTTGCTTCAGCAGCTAACGTAGGCGCAGCTACCATTGTTACGACAGGAGCATTAGACACAGGTTCAATCACATCCGGATTTGGAACTATTGATAATGGTACATCTGATATAACATCAGGTGGAGCGTTGACATTAGATGTTGACGGTACTGCTCTTGGTACTGGAGGTTCTATAAACTTCGGTGCCGGTACTGATGACTCAGGTGTATGGTGGGATGGTACTAATCATATAATTAGTTCTACTGGTGGTATTAACCTGGAAGTAGTGGAGGCTTCTGACTACAATTTCTTTGAGTCTGATACTGAAACTATGAGGGTAGACTTTAGTTCCTCAACAACCACAGACACAGCACTCTTACTCTGGAATGCTACTACCGAATCGTTATTAAGGGTTACTCTTGGTGATGCAGATAGTGGTGGAACCGGATACAGAGCATTGGTATTACCTAACTCATAGTGAGGTATGACAATGTTGTAGTCATTGTTACGGTATTTATATTAACGGCTTGGTTTTTCGTGGGTACTCTTGGTGGTGTGCAATCTGGCGCATCACCGAGATATTCCTTAGATGCCTTCAAGAATACTGGTTTTATTGTTACCGGAGACGAGAAGGAAATGTATATAAAGAAAATAAAAGAAGCCATGAAGAGACAAGGTTTTTAGGGGGACTACAGTTGAAAATCATAGGCACTCGTAAGATGATAGTTATTATGTGGTGTGTCACAGCGCTGACAACAATCATAATGTACTATGCAAGTAAAGAAAAAACTCTTGGTGCTGCAGAAATTACTTGTATGAGTATGATAACCGCTTTAGGCGGTGTGCATACTTTCAAACCAAAATTAACAAATAAAGACTCCCCTTAGATTTACAGATCATCGGTTGAGAAGCCGATTTAAAAAGGTGAGTCTAGCCTAACGAACCGAGACTTACGCCCTACTCCTTTTATTAGGGGAGGGAGGAGTGGGGAATTATTTATGAAGGCACTAATTATAGTCTTGATTCTGTTTTTCTGTAGCTTTACACAGGCGTCTGATAACGTATATGAAAAGCCTGAAGATCGCCTGGTTGAGAAAGAAGAGTTTAAATATGATGACCTTAACCCTGTTCACCAAAAACTCTTTGACTTAACATTAAATATAAAAAAAGTGGAGGCTGAAATAGCATTAATGAAAGTTGAACTTGAAGCGATCAGAGAATGTTTAGAGACATGGTTCTTTAAAAATAATTTATGACAAATGGCGGTAAATATATTTTGTAAATGTGGACAACAATTAAATGACATGAAAAATCACACATATAATACAATTAAAACCGTGAAAGGTGAGGAAATTCCATTGTGTATTAACTGTTTTGAGAAGGAGGTGGATAGGGCTTGTGAAATTTACAGGCATTTAATAGCGGAGTAAACATTTATAACTCAAAGGAGGGTTAGATGGTGGTGAGTTGTGTAGTGGAGGATAAGATAGGAGCGTTTGTGGAGTCCGTAAGGGCTTCTAATAAGTTTGATTTATTTGGTTTGAGTGAAGATGATAGTAAATTTGTACTCCAAGACACAGCTAAAAGCGATGGGACCTATGGTAAGTATGTCGAGGTTTCAGTACAAGAAGTTGTAAATAAGCCGTTAGTAGATATATTTAATGTTTTAGAAAACGAGAGAAACCCCATTATATGTGAAGGTGTCACAAGGATAGTTGGTTATTATTCCAGAATGAACAACTGGAACAAGAGCAAGGTGGGAGAGCTTAGGGACCGACATAGTGTAAATTATGCACTAGCCGGTAACGCTCCTCAGTTTGACGAAAACCGACTTGCTTATGTAAATAGTTTGTAGGAGTTTCAGAATTAAATATAGTTTACACTTCAAGTCAGCATATTTCTAACAGATAAAAAGACTTAGGAAGGTAACTATATCTGATTCGATATTATGGAATTTAATCAAATAACTATTCCTTGTAACCGAAGGATAGACGAATGGTTTACATTAATAGGGCTTGGTGATATACACGAAGGTAATGCAGGGTGTGATTTAGATGCTCTACAGAGGGTTGTAGACAAAATAAGAGACAATGACACCTATTACTGGATGGGTATGGGTGATTATATAGAAGCGATAAATTTTTCTGATAAGCGCTTCGATCCACGACAGGTTTCCAGGAAGTATAGGAATGGTAGTATTGATCGTATCTGTCAAGAACAGATTGAAACTGTATGTGAGATATTTTACCCTATCAGAAAAAAATGTGTCGGACTCCTTCGTGGAAATCATGAGGAGACAGTTCGTGCAAATTATCATTACGACTGTCTCTACGATATGTGGAGGCATCTTAACGATATTAAGGTTGGCATAAAGGGTAAGTCAGAAACAGCGAAAGTAAATGTTGATAGTGTTAAAAACCCTACTGTCAGACTCCTTTATGATGCAGCAGTAGTCAGGCTAAGTTTCGTTAATAGTAGTGAAAAGAGTAGACATCCCTGGAAAATCTCTTTTGATGTGTATGGTACTCATAGTAATATAGCAGGGCGTAAGCCTGGAGGAAAGCTAAATAGAATAGTAGACATCATGGCATATTGGAGTACAGTAGATGTGGTTATGACAGGACACGGACACGATCAGCCAGTTGCTTCAAGTACGGTATTAAGTTTTAATAGATATGGCAAGTTTATTTCAAGGGATAGAAGAGGTTTTATGTGTGGATCGTTCTTAAAAACATATACATTAGGTTCTACAAGTTATGCAGAAAAAGCAGGATATTCTCCAACAGAGATAGGAACACCTTCAGTACAGTTTAATCCTGCACAGGAGAAAATAAGGGTGATTGTATGATACATTCATTTATGAGATATATACCAGATGAAGATGGTGAATTTACATGGTGTGATGATTGTGATGAATAGTTTGTTCATTAATTAATAATTTCGCAAAAAGGTGAACAATGAAGGATACTGAACAGGAAGTTAAAAGTACCTATCTTGCAAAGATTGAAATGGTGGTTAGATATACGGCTAATGAGGCACCTGACGAAGATCATATTATTACTCCCATTACAAGGTTTATGCGTAAGACTGCAAAGACATATAAAGGTCAGGTTGTTGATATAATGGGTAGAGTTGTTGAAGAAGATAATGATTTTTTTGATGAAGATGAAGAAGAATTTAGTTAAGTGTTTAGCTGGTATTGTCTTATTGATACTTACCGGCTGTGCGAAGATACAGACTGATGGCGAAACTATTACATATCAACGGTTTGGATCTCAGAAGCTCTCTGATGTCAGCTTTGAAAAAGATAAGAATGGCTTGATTAAAATGAAAATAGGGAAGCAGGAGAGCAACGATATGTCTGCTGCTTTAAGTGCTATCGAAGAAGCTATTAAGAAGATACCATGACTCCAGACCAATTTATAATATTGCGAGACGATATTAGCAAGTTGTTTGATAAGGCTGATGATTGCGCTAAGACAGGGACAAGGATAGAGACAAAACTTGAGACGCATAAAGAATATATTGATGGATGTTATGCGTTTAGAAAAGAACAACGCATATTTAATAATGTTTTTAATGAAAAACTTTTAAAGATAAAAATAACTAAAGAGGTTAAAGCAGAACATAATGGCGAAGATAGAAGAGTCTCAAATCTGAGATATGACCGCATATTTAGAATACTTGCGATAGTCCTTCCCACGATAGTTGGAATTTTTATTGTTTTGGATAAATTTGAAATTTTATAGAAAGGCGGTTCGTTATGTTGGTGAAGATGAAAGTTATTAAGGATTGTTATTATGACGGCAGGTTGCGTAAGGTAGGCGCTGTTGTTGACTATGACATGGATGACAGAGGAGAAGACGAAAACGGTGAGCATACTGAAATGCCATCATGGGGTGAAAGGGTTGGTAATGAGGTAGAGGCAAAAGATCCAGAGCCGGTAAAGACTGAGTTTAAGGAAACTACTCTTCACGAACAGGCTAGTTCAAAGAAGCCAACAGTCACCAAAGCTAATACAGGAAAAAAGGTTACAGTTAAAAAGAAATCCACTAAAGGAAAATAAAATATGTCGAGTCAGGTAGATGTCTATAATTTGGCGTTGGATAATATTGCATCAAAGGCAAGGGTGAATTCACTAACTGAGGATAGTATAGAGCGTAAGACTTGTGAAGCGCAATTCTTTACTGCCAGAGAGGTTGTCCTTGAGGACCACGATTGGAACTTTGCGTCATTCTATGAAACGCTGACACTTGTGAAGGAGTCAACGGATACTGTGGCACCACCGTTACCCTGGCTATATCAATACACATATCCTTCTACCTGTGTATGTGCCAGAGAGATAACAAGGCAAACTGATGGTGAGGCTGATGTTCCATTCAGGATAGACCTCAATGATGATAAGACCGGCAAATACATTCATACTGACAAGCAGGATGCAATACTCAGGTACACAAAGAGGATAACTAATATAAGCCTCTTCACGCCAAGAGCCATTGAAGCACTTGGCTGGAAGCTGGCAACTATGATTGTAATATCTCTAAATGGTAACTTAAAATTAAAACAGAATGCAGAACAGTCCTATATAAATGCAATAGCAAGCGCCAAAGCATCTAATTTTAATGAGAGCGTAAATAGAGACGCTGCAGATCCTTCTCTAATTCAGTCGAGGAGCTAGACTTGCCTGTAAATAAACAATTATCATTTGCAGCAGGTGAAGTTAATCCGTCTATTTACGGAAGGGCTGACCTGCAGAAATTTGATTCTGCTTGCAGAACACTAAAGAACATGATTGTCCATGTTGAAGGTGGCGCAAGTAACAGGGCAGGACTTGAGTATATTGGGGCTGTCCACGACTCCACAGAAACAACACGCCTTATAAGATTCCGTTTTAATACTGCACAAACATACATACTGGAATTCTCCGACTTCTTCTTCCGTGTTATAAAAGACCAAGCCTATGTAATGAGTAGCGCTGTGAGTATTACTGCTGCCACAAAAGCCGATCCTTGCGTGATAACGGTAGGCGCACACTCATACGTTGTGGGACAGGAATTATATATAAAAGACGTAGCAGGTATGACCGAGCTTAACGGTATCTTCTACAGAATAAAGGCTGTGGCGGCAACAACAATCAGTCTTGAAGATATATTTGGCACAGGTATAGACAGTTCAGCTTTCGCTACATATACTTCCGGTGGCACTATAGAGGTAGTGCCGATATTTGATACATTCTTTCCACAGGCTGATCTGGCTAAATTAAAGTTTACGCAAAATGCTGATACTCTTACTGTGGTGCATCCCGATCATAATGGTATATATGATATTACCAGGACAGCACATGATGTATGGACCGTGACTCAGGTAGATTTTACTTCACAGACTTCTGCTCCATCAGGAATGACGGCAACACCAAGTACAGCCAATACAGGATTTGTTAGAAACTATGTCATTACGGCTATAAATGATACCACAGGAGAAGAGAGCGTTGCTTCAAGTGCTGATAATGCCGACCATGATTTAGCTGCTGATGCGACAAGGACAAACGACCTGGCATGGACTGATCCAGGAAGCGTCACATGGAAGGTATATTGTGATGATAATGCTTCCGGAGTATTCGGGTTTATTGGTAATGCCTCTACAAATGCCTTTGAAGATAACTTTATTACACCAAATTATGACATTACTCCTCCTCAGAATAAGGAGCCGGTATATGTATTTGAAGATTTTGTCATCACAGGTGCGACTCAGGCTGATCCTGTTGTGCTGACTATAACGGCAGGAGCGAGGACACCGGCTGTTGGCGATCAGGTAGATGTCTCCGGAGTTGCAGGAATGACGGAATTAAATGGTAATACATACTTTGCTAAAGCAACTTCAGCCACTACTATAGACCTTGAGGATAAAGAGGGTACTTCACTTGATGGTACAGGGTTTAGTGCGTACAGTTCCGGTGGAGTTGCACAGGTTTCTGAACAGGATAAGTCCCCTCGTTGCGTGACTTACCATCAACAGAGAAGAATTTTTGCAGGTCCAGATGACACGCCTTCTACGTTTTATACGAGCCGTGTTGGACTGTTTGCAAATATGAACGTTTCTGCAGTCACTCAGGCTGATGATGCAATCACATTTAATGTTGTTGCAGATGATGTCAATGAGATAAGAGATATGAAATCACAGAAAGACCTGTTCTTATTTACCTCGTCAGGTATCTTCAGGATAACCACAGGTGAGAGTTTAGTCTTTTCTCAAACAAATATATCCTCAGAAGAACAGGAGTCATGGGGAGTTAGCGATATTGAGGCACTTAAAGTAGGTCAATCGTTCTTATATGTTCAAGACGGTGAAAGGGTTGTCAGGGATTTACAGGATTCGATTGAAGCAAATGGCTTTACCGGTGATGATTTAACCTTACTTGCCAAGCATCTGTTTAAAGAGAGGAAGATTGTTGAGTGGGCTTATGCCAGAGATCCAGACAGCGTTATATGGTGTGTAATGGATGATGGTACAGCCAATGCTCTGACATACCTCAGAAAGCATCAGATTTGGGCGTGGACGCATCATGTTACCGATGGCTTGTTCAAGTCCGTTGCAGCCATACCGGAGACTACAAGCGAATATGGAGTGTATTTCGTGGTTGAGCGTACAATCGAAGGTACTACAGGAAGCGCCAGTACAATGAAATATGTTGAGAGGATTAAAAACAGGGACGTTCTGGACATAAAAGACTCATTCTTTGTGGATAGTGGTTTAAGTCTTGATACAGCGTTGACTGTATCTGGAGCGACAGCAGCGAGTCCTGTTGTTATTACTGCGACAGCACACGGCTTTACAGATGCCGATTTCGTTGATTTTGATGAAGTTGGTGGTATGGTGGAACTTAACGATAACAGGTATAAAATAGGGAATAAGACGGCAAATACCTTTGAGTTATATTCAAGGTCAGCAAGTGTTTATAGTATTACTGCTGCAACCAAAGCTGATCCATGCGAGGTAACTGTTGGCACACACACTCATACAGAAGGACAGCAAATAAAAATATCAGGTGTTGTCGGTATGACTGAGCTAAATGGCAACACTTATCAGGTAAATACTGCAACGGCAACTACTATTACCCTGAAAAGCATAGCCGGTGTAACCACAGATTCCTCTGCATTCACGACATACGTTTCTGGAGGTACTGCTGAAGTTGATGCAGATGTTGATGGAAGTGCTTTCACAGCATATACTTCAGGTGGAAAGGTAAGGAAGGCTGTTACTACTTTATCAGGATTACAGCATCTTGAAGGGGAAAGTGTGTCAGTTCTTGCTGATGGAGGTACAGCACATAATCCTCTTGACTCTGATTTGACTACAAAAACAGTATCAGGTGGAGCTATTACACTCTCAAATGCAGCATCAAGGGTACATATTGGATTACCATATACGAGTGATTTGGAGAATATAGGCGTAGACCTGACTTCTCTTAATGGCTTTGGTGATGCTCTGGCAAGAAAGAAAACTATTCCAACTGTCAAAATAAGGGTACAAGACTCAGCAGGTATAAGGATAGGTCCGGATGCAGATAATTTGGAACCATATAAACCACCTGGCGTTGATGCCAATGAAGGACAGGCATTCTTAAATGAAGTCATTGAGAAGACTATGTTGAATGTTCACGACCATGATGGAACAGTATTTATCCGTCAGATTGGACCGTTACCAATGACAATCTTGAGTCTATTACCGGAAGTACAGGTACAGGAAAATGAGTAAACAAGTTGAGATAAGACAATCAAGACAGGAAGATATTTTACCGATAGCTCATAGAATGAGAGAGGCTGATGTTAAAGAGATATGGGCTTCTCACAGAACAACACCTTACAAGGCGTTGCTTAATGGAATTAAGGCAGAGGGTAGTTGTTGGACCATATTTGGTGATGGCACTCCTGAAGCTATGATTGGTATAGTGAGGATGTCATTACTCAGTAATAAAGGGTATGCCTGGATGCTTGGCACCGATGTTTTAACTGAGGACAAGAGGCTCTTTATGCGGCTTACAAAGGAGCTATTTGATGATGTGGTAGAGGGGTATAATTACCTTGAAAACCATGTGTCTATGGAAAACAGGTTATCTTTAAGGTGGATACAGGCTATGGGTTTTACTGTTGAGGATAAAATTATCAAAAGGAACGGTGTTCCGTTTAAGAAATTTTTTATGGAGATTAAATAATGTGTGAACCTGTCACGTTAACGGTGCTTGCTGGTGCTGCAATAGGCGGTGGTATTGGATATGCTGCCACAGGAGATGCAAAAGGCGCTCTTATTGGCGCTGGTATAGGCGCAGCAGGTGGATACCTTGCCGCACCAACACTAGCAGGAGGAGTAGGAGCAGGAGGAGCAGGATCACAAGTACCAACATTAACTTTTGGGGGCTTGTCTCAGATTGGTTCTCCAGGTATGATCGGGAGTGGATCAGCACTTGTTGGAGGAGGAGGAGTAGGAGCAGGGACAGCAGCAGGAACATCGATGTTTACGGCAGGTAATGTTCTTACTGGTCTATCACTCGTTGGTACTGGTCTATCCGCACTTGGTACGTTCAGTAATTCAAGGTCGGTAGCTAGAGCAGCAGACTACAGATCAGGTATAGCTAATAACAATGCGTTAATAGCAGAGCAGAATGCTATATTAGCTCTTGAGAAGGGAGTGGCTGATGTTGAAGATAAACGATTAGAGACTAGGCAGAGAGTGGGGTATGAGAAGGCTCGCTTGGCTGCTATGGGGTTCTTTGTTGACGAGGGCAGTTCGGTAGAGATGTTGGCTGACCAAGCCGTATTGGGAGAGCTAGACGCACTCAGAATAACAGCAGATGCAGAAAACAGAGCCAATAACTTTAGACAACAGGCAGGAGATTTTAGCACAATGGCAGATTTAAACGCATTCGCATCACAGAGTGCTAAGACAGCCGGCAATATTAACACCGCAGGATCTCTAATCACCGGTGCTGCGACTGCCGGTACAACCTTTTTAGCGACAAAAACAGTATAATGCCAATAAAAATACCAAGTGTAAAAGCGCCTGATTTAACAAAAAGAAGTCATGATATTAATATACCAGCAGGCGGTGAGGATGTGGGAGCGGCTACAGCGAAGATCGGTACAAAAATAGAGCAAGGTGCAACTAACGTAAACTTGGCTCTATTCAGGGAGAAGCAACGCTTGGCTACCACAGCAGCCAATGAAGCCTTTAGAAATGTGCCTATTGATCAACAAACAAAGATGGACGTTGCAAGACAAGTGGCGCTGAAGAACCCAACAACTTCGCTTCCTGGATTTCAGGCTGTTGAGACAACACGATTTGATGAAGATATGAAAAAGATTTCAGAAAATATGGATCCAGGCACAAAGCGAAGGTTTGACCAGTTAACCCTGCCTGTGCGTACTCGAATTGGTATAAGTAATAACAAATGGGCAAGAACACAGATGATTGTTAATGGTAGAAATGCTATGAATGCTAGTGTCGCTGCGTTAGTCGCAACTGCAGCAAAGGTTGACGATACCACACAGTTAAAAGACCAAGCTGTTTCTGTTTTAATGAATGGTTTTTCAGCCGGATACGGTCTTGATTATAGGTTGAACCCAAAAGACCTTGATACAGAAATAATAAAGGTTAAAAGGCAAATTGATAGAAATGATTCTCATTCTATGGTTGACAAAGAGCCAGCGAAACTCAAAAAAATGCTAGATGATCCAAACCAGCTTAAAGACTTGACCGATGCAGACGAAACAGAGTTCCGTAATCGTGCCAATTCTTCAATGAAAAATATTGCTCAAAAATATGAAGTAACAGCGTGGGCTGAGAATATTAAGATATTTGGCGATCAAGCTATGGCAGCTTTAACTGGAACTGCAAATTACTCCGAATTAGCCTATATGATAGATGCTACACAAATAGAACTTGATAGTTTGCTTACTGGCAAGAAGATTGATCCTAATAACCCAACCTACGTCAAGGGTGGCGCAGCAGAGATAATTCTACGCAAGAGGATAGATGTTCTTAGGGATTGCCTTACTTTGGAAAACTCACCTGACGAGGTAAAGATTCTGAAAGCTGCGCAGAAGAAGGTAATAGACAGAGAAGCAACCAAACTTGCAGATGAAATTCAGGGTAAACCGCCAACTATATCAGAAGAGGAACAGTTTTTTAATGAAGCTATATTTATTGGTAGGTTTAATGAGTATATGATTTCAAAGAAACGCAGAAGGGGTGCTAACCGTAAAGGTCCAGTGTCAAGAACTGTGGCGAAGAATGCGTCTGTTCAGCTTCAAGAAATCGCTGATCTTCAGGGTGATTTAATTAGGGCGGTTGCAGAGAAAGGGGTGAGAAGGGTGTGGGCGCTTACATACTTTGAAAAACTGATGGGACCTATGAAGAAGATGATAGAGTCAAAACACTTTCAGGCGAAGGATGGTATGTGGGGTGTGGGAAAAAAAGATGCAGATATATATTCCGGACCTTTCACTCATGTTCTTAGTGAGCTTGAGAAGGCTGCAACCGGAGGAGCAGAATTTATGAACGATCCAATAGCTCAGAACCTTGCCATTACGTTTGTATTTGAAGAGGCTGAGAGACAAGACCTGAGCGATGACGGCATTAAGAATGATTCTATAAAAACAGAACTAGCAATAAGTAATATAAGTAAGGTGGCTTTAAATAGAACTAAAAGGGTGTTGTTAAACTTGGACAGTTTTGAAAACATCCCTGATGGTATTATGACACTTGCAGAGCAAGAGCCACGAAAGGTCTTTAGAAATCCACCACAGGAAGCAATAGATCAGTTGTTGGAGAGCGTTGATGATCCTGTTTCAGTAAAATCATTCATCAAACATTTTGGAGTAGATAAATTTAACGAATTAACCGGAGGCACTACTCAATAATGGTTACACCAGTAAAAGACATAGATCCATTTGCAAAGTTTGCAGAGAAAGACAGAGATCCTTTCGCAAGATTTGTAGAGGACGAGAGAGATCCGTTTGCAAAATTTTCTCCACAAAGCCAACTGGAACTTGATACAGCCAATGGCAATCCACAGCAGAATGAGCTTCTAAGCCTTTTTGGGAGCCGTAATGTTGAGGTCCCAAAAGGTGCGTGGGCTAAATATCTGGAAGTGTTTAAGATGGGATTAGATACTGGTACCGATGAAGTTGAGAAAAATCTCATAGGAGCGCAGATGGTATTTGAGGCTAGATTGAGTGAGCCAGCTTCGGAAGAAAGAGAAGCCAGATTAAAATTCTTGGATAGGCGTATCGCAGGTAAAGATCCTGAAGGATTGGAAGGCACAATAATACCTCTTGGTGATGAAGACGAGCCGGAGCCGGAGTCTCCTGGATTTCTTACGGTTGAGTTTTGGGCTGATGCTGTTGGTAAGCAGATACCGGTACTGTGGAACATGGGACGAGAAGGTATTGAATCTGCAGCAGCAGCAGGAAGTTTACACGCCTTAACAATACCTATGACCGGTGGGTTATCAGCACCGTTTCTTCCTCTTACTATGAGTGTAGCCGGAGGTACTGGTGCATTAAATAACGCATTTAAGCAGATGACCGGCAACGCATATCTGGAATATCGTAATTTTACAGATGACGAAGGTAATAAGTTGCCTGAAGCTCTTGCAAGGGTTGGAGCCGTTATGTCGGGTGCTGTTGGTACTGGTCTTGAAGCCTTACCGTTTGGATTACTGGCTAGAATGATGCCAGGTGTGGGGAAACTATTAAAGAAGGCTGGTTTTAAAGCAACTGAAGCTCTGAAATTTCCTACTACTACTCAGGCGATGAAGTCATTCCTCTTTAAGTTGGCAGCCATGATGCTTGCTGAGGGTGGCACAGAGGCTCTCCAGGAAGCCACACAGGTTATAGCTGGTGAAACCATGAAAGCCTTTGCTGAAGCGTCTGGAGCCGGTGAATTTGAGTCTGTAAGCGTACAGGAAACTCTGGCTAGAATGACAGAGGCAGGTATTGTCGGAGCAGGTATTGGTGGTGGAATCACAGTACCGGTTGCCGGAGCAGGATTTGGTGCTGATATTATACAGGGACAGATAGATGAACTTAAGAAGAATCTACAACTCAGGGCAGCCGTAGATGCTGACATTAATCAGCTACGCATCGAGAGGAGGACACCGCAGGACAAAGGTCAGTCTACTGATAAGATAGATAAACAGTTGGCTGATCTGGAAACTGACAGGGAAAAAATAAATAAGAGATTATCGGACATAGTACAGACCGAAGCAGATAAAGCCATAGAAGACGCTATTAAACGGACTGCAGAAGGTGTTGAGCCACAAGAGCTTACACCTGAAGTCGCAGAGCAGGTGGTTAAGGATGTTGAGGAGGTTGTAAATGAAATCACAGGTGAAGAGGGTGATGCAACGAAACAAGGGAAGTCTGTATTTCATGGAACAGTTGCAGATTTTAATGCTTTTGAAACAGGTAAGAGCGCTGGAGGTAAAGGTCCAGCAACAGGTGGATTAGATTCTATTGGTATTTGGTTTACTTCTGACAAGAGTGAAGCTGATACTTTTTCTCAGGGGTTTGACGAAGAGGGAAATAAATTTACCGGAAGAACTATCGAGACTAAGATACAGCTAGATAATCCTGTTGTATTTCAAAGTCCAGATGAATTTCTTGAGTTTATAAAACAATTTGAAAAGGCAAACCCACAGAACCTATTTGACATAGACGGAAATGCTTTAAAGTCTAACCTACAGGCAGCCGGAAACGATGGTATTGTTATAAAACAAGGTGGTAAGTTGGACAGTTTTGAAACAGAAGGTGATTGGTTTGTAGTGTTTGAGCCAAGCCAAGTAGAGCAAGTTGAAGTCACCGCAGACGAAATTATCGAGAAGGTAGAGGAGAAGCTGGCACCGGTTGGTCCGTCACAACCTGTAAGGAAAGAAATAATCAGAGGTCGATTAACTGAACTCAATGATCTGATAAAAGATATAGATGTTGAAGTCTTAGATATTGACGAGCAGATAGTTGAGAAGGAAAAGGGGAGGTTGGTTGTTGGTGGTAAGAAGCCGAAGAAACAGTCTACAAAAAGGCTGGAATTCAGGAAGAAGAAGCTGCTTAAACAGCGTGAAGATTTAGACAGCCAGAGAGATACTGTAATCAAGATTTCGCTAATTAATGAAATAGGAGCTACTAAGCCTATATCTAAAGAGAGAATTAAATTCCTGTCAGACGAACAGAGGTTCGCTGTAATCACAGAGGAAGCCAACCTCATACTTGAGGAGCTTGAGCAGGGACAGCAAGGCGAAAGGATAATACCGGAAAAACAACAGGAACTATCAGTCGAGCAGGACCAGGACGCATTCGGAGTTAAGAGTACCAATCCTCCGTACCTCTTTGACGATTTAGATATAGTTGGAAAGAAGCAAAAGGGTAAAGGTAAAAAGAATAGGAGAAAGAAGTCTACTGTGATTGCTGCTGTTGAAAATATTATAAACAATCCAAATGAAGAAATTGAAGTAGGTAATGATGTGGCTCAGGCTATACGCAATAGACTATTTCAATTAATAAATGACCGTATCGAAGGTGATGCTAAACGGTTCCAGCCAGGTGTGGGACTTGAAGATCCATTCAGGTCAAACAATGTACTGGAAGAAGAGCTTGAGAACTTGGAAGCCGGTAAGACTACAATCAAGAGTGGTTTAGGAACTAAAGGCAGAAGACCTGCACCTGTTGTAAAGGGAGACGTTACTGCGAGCTTAGACCTTGCTGGAGTACCTGAAGTAGACAATACAGATATAATTCCTGGTTTAATAGAAGAAGGCGCTATAATTGACAAGAATAATAATATTACAGTCTTTCACGGTACGGAACAACTTCAGAGTCTAAAGAATGATGGATACCTTAGAGCAGGATTCAATGTAACAATACACAAAGACATAGCTCTTGATTTCGGTAAAACCGTCATACAATTAAAACTACCTCTTAATAAACTGGTTAGGTTTGATGGGTTTCCAGAAGGTACTACACCTACTGAATTTAACATAAACACAAACGAGAAGGTTCCTATTAAAATAGAGACTCGTACTGAATCTAAGATAGAGACACAAAGGCTGAAAGACCAAATAGCTACTGCGCTAAATATAGACGAGCTTACACAGGCTGATATTCCTTCAGGTGATGTTGTTAAAGTTAAAGCTAAGGTGTTAGAGGATATGGACAAGAAGAGTTTAGAGGCACAGGAGAGAGCATTGAATAAAGGATTGAGAGAGGGTGCAAGGTTAGCCAAGAATAACATTAAACAAGCCATGAGAAATATTACAGACCTAGTAAACTCGATAAGACTTCCAGAGTCTATAAAGACAAAGGAGAATCTACAACAATTAAAGGATGCAAAAACGTCTATCATAAATCAATTCCTGAAGAAGTCTGATAGGTTTATAGAGAATATATCTGAGTTGAAATCTAAAGTGGCTACTACATTTGAACGATTGGCTCTTAAAGAACAGAAGGAAAGGGTGCGCAAGTCACTTAGTAGTAAAGCAATCAAACCTAATAAAGTAGGTGGAGTAAAGCAGGGTAAATTTGATGCAGAGATACAGGTTGTACTAGATAATCTTGCAGCTTTATTCAATACTTCCGGCAAGGTTGATACTGTCACCGGTGAATCACCAGCAAGTGAACTTCTTGAAAGTCGTTTGTTTGATGAAGACATAGATGACGTACTTGGTAATCAAGTTTTAAATATCAAGGCTAATCCAAGAGAAGTCACTAGCGCTGAGGTTCGTGAAGTTGCAGACAAAATAGAGATATTGCGCTCAGAAGGCAAAGAGAATGCCAAAGCTCGTATTCTTGGCAGAAAAATTAAAAACAAAAATATTGCATCTGTAGCTGCTGATAAACTACGCACAGAAAAGGTTCAGGGTGAAATAGATACTGCTTCTTTCATACAAAAGCTACTGGCAAAGGCGAAAAAAATAAAGAATATAGGAAGATTTACTCTTGCACAATGGCAAAATTATTTAGACATCGCACTTAATTTAAAAGACGTAGACAATTCAGAGGCTATAAATGCTCTTGATGTAGAAAAAATATTGTCGGATTGGCAAGGGTTTATAAATAAATTCGGAGAGGCTTATAGGAAAAGTGCAAAAGAGGCTTATGGAATTGATAGTGATGCAAAATATATAAACAGGCAGCTAGACAACGAAAAGGTATTTAATGCTGGTAAAGAATTAATCAATCGTGGGCTGAGAGAGGAAACAAAGGGAGATAAATTTACTGGAAATATCGGTACTGATCCAAGAATTGAAAATTTTAGCATAAGCCAACTTCAGTATTTTTGGTTGTTAATGAGAGATCCTTCTTCTCATAGTACGTTTTTCGATCCTAACGGTATGAATTATACTCAAGAAATGTTTGATGAATTGTTTCAGCTATTAAGTCCGGAAGACAAACAAGCAGCTACGGCAAAGAGTGAAGTTATAAAGAGTATGCTGCCAGAGCATGACGAAGTATTTAAGAAACTAAATGGCATTAGTGTTGTGCAAGGCGTTGACACAAGCATAGACTACTTCCCCTTCTCCAGAGAGCTTGAGGGCAAGGAGATACTTGGTTTTGAAGACGATAGAAAAGCAAGGGTTTCGATTTCTAAATCTGCTCAAAAAGGTAGGGTTGATAGTAGTCTCCGATTTAGAAAAGTAAGCGCAGAGGCAATATTACAAAAGCATATTATTGAAATCAGTCATTATATAGCAACTGCAGATAAACTTACGGATGTAAGGCAAATTATGACTAACACTAAATTAAAGAAGGCAATAATATCTGTGCATGGAGAACTATTGTATGAAATGATGGCAGACAATGTTACGGATATGATAAGAGGTCGTGTTCAGGGTGGCGCAACAATAGATAGAGTTATAAACAGGCTTAATAGTGCGTTCTCACGTGCAGTTTTGAGGATAAAGCCTGTAATTGCGATAAAGCAACTGCTGTCAATACCTGCGTATTTAGAGCACATGCCTCTTCATGCTTTCGTTGCTGGACAGATTGACTTTATATTAAAATCAGCAAACGATATTGCTCATTTAAGAAAAAATAAGCAGATGCAGATACTGAGGCAAGTTCCACGAATATTTGCCAGGGATGCCAACCCTGAAGTTGCTATTGCAAACATGGCTTCCGATTCAGAGAGTATAATCCGTCTTTTGAAAGAACGCAAAACAATAAATAGGATGTTAGATGCCAACGTAAAAATGGGAGACATAGGCGCTATTTATGCTGGTGGGTGGGCTTTGTATCGTCATTTAACGACAAGAAAGAAAAACCGGCTAACACACCAACAGGCACTTGATGTAGTAGATAGAGCCACTCAAACACGCCAGCAGTCAAGGGCGTTAAATCAAACATCTGCTATGCAAAGGAGCCATGCTTTAGGAAGGTCATTTGGTATGTTCCGTTCTGCTCCCTTCTCATATTTAAGAGCAGAAATGGAAGCCATAAGGCAATCACCATTACCAATAGTGGGCAGAAACAAAGTCAGTATGTATCAGGCAGGTCGCAAGTTTGCATTATATCATTTTGTGCTTCCTTTAATTTGGCAAGCATTGGCAGATGTTGTAACCGATGAAGACGGCTTTGATCCAGACCATTTGTTAAGAGCAGCAATTTTGGGTAATCTTAATGTGGTGCCTTTGATTGGGAACAGTTTAAGATTTTTATATGACACAGCCGTTCTCGCAGACAGAGGATTCGAGGAACGACCAATCCCATTCTTGGATGGCGTTAATCAGTTTAATAGAGGCATTAAGGATATGGTAAATGGTGGCTTGAATATGGATGCAGAAGAATTTTGGGGAGGAGTTGAGGACTTGTCTTCTGCTGCTGGAAAGTTAGTAGGCAAGCCTGTTGAGACATTTTGGCACGCTTATAAAGGAGTGAAAGATGCCAAAGAAAACGGTTTAAGCAGAGACAGTTCAGTCCAAATATTAGGACAATCGCCAATAAATTAGAATAGGAGAAATAAAATGACTATTGATGCCACAATACCAACAAGACATAATTCATCAGGGAATGGATCAGCGACTTCATTCTCGTACACAGTAAAGATTGGAGCCACATCACACATAAAGATTGTGCATACTGACGGTGATGGTGTGGAAACAGAACCGGTACTTGATACTGATTATACAGTAAACGGTTCCGGTGATGCTGGTGGAGGTACGGTTGACTTCCCTAAAGCTGGTTCATCTTATAGTACACTTGCTTCAGGTGAGAAGTTGGCAATTATATATGCCTTCCCTATTGAGCAGACTACTGATCTTCCGGATACAGGTAGGATATTCAATGAGACTGTTGAGGACCAGCTTGACTACATCACGGTCTTAAACAATCAGCATGAAGAGAAGTTTGATCGAGCAGTATTACTGACTGAAGGATCTACTCAAACCGGCATAACATTTCCGGAAGGAACATCGGCTGCCAATAGAAAGAACAAGGCAGTTGCATGGAATGATGATGGCGATGACTTGGAGCTTGCATCTTCAATCGGTACTAACAGAGGTAATTGGGCTGCATCGACAGCATATAATGCCAGAGATATTGTAAAGGATACCAGTAATAATAATATATATTGGTGTAATACTGACCATACATCTTCAGGCTCTCAACCGTTATCATCTAATGCTGACTCTGCGAAGTGGGACCTCATTGTTGATGCTGCATCGGCTACAGCTTCAGCAGGTGCCGTTGCATATAAATATACATTCAGCGATACAACTGCGATGGCTGATCCAGGAGCCGGTACATTCAGGCTAAACCATGCAACTATAGGCTCGGTAACTGCTATTGCGATTGATGATACAACTGCTGCTACTGGCAATCCAGATGTTTCAGCCTTTATAAACTCTATGGATGATGGTACCAATACGACTCATTATGGATACGTTACCATAAGGAAAGATGATACTCCTGCTACGTTTGCAGTTTATTCAATAACTGCTCTAACAGATAATTCTGGCTGGTCACAATTAACTCTTACTCATGTGGCTTCTAATGGTGCGTGGACTGATGCTGATGCAGCACATATTTCATTCACAAGGTCAGGTAACAGAGGTAATGATGCAGGTCTGGACATGACCTTTGAGAGTACCACTACTGATACTGACCAGGGTGTAGGTAAAACCTGGCTGAACAATGCGACTCCTGCCTCTGCCACAGTCTTTTACATGGACGATGTTGATATTAATAGTGCAAGCATAAATAGCTTTGTGGATTCTTGGGACGATGCAAACAGTACAATTAAAGGTTACATTGAATTGTCTAAGCAGTCCGATCCTGCCGTGTTCGCTTTGTATAGTATCACCGGTGCCGTCACTTCGGCAAGCACATACTCAAAGGTTGCCGTGACATACATCACAGGAGCCGGTTCGTTTACTGACGCTGATCCAGTTAATGTTGCCTTCATAAGAGCAGGGACCAAAGGTGATCCTGCCGGTCTTGATATGTTATTTGAAGATACGACTACAGACACAGATCAAGGTGCCAGTAAGACATGGCTTAATCACGCTACGGTAGCAAGCGCCACAGTATTATATATGGATGACGTTGATGTAAACTCTGCCAGCATTAATTCATTTGTGGACAGTTGGGATGACTCCACAAACTCTGCCTTGAGAGGTACTATCACCATGAAGAAGAAGGGTGATAACGCTGTCTTTGCTATCTTTAATGTGACAGGAGCCGTGACCTCTGCTTCTACTTATTCCAAAGTGGCTGTTACTTATGTAACTGGTGCAGGGAGTTTCACAGACGCAGATCCGATAAGCGTACAGTTTGTCAGAACAGGTAATCAGGGTGGAGGATTGGCTGGTATTGTTGATGATACCACTCCACAGTTAGGTGCAGCACTTGATACAAACAGTTTTGCTTTAAACGAAAGCGAGGGCGCTGCAGTTGCCTCTGCAACAACCACAGATATATTCGGTGGTGACGATGGAAACACTTTACATATCACAGGTACGACTCAGATTGATGACTTCACAGATGCCTCAAGTGTCGGACAATGGCGTAAAATAATATTCGATGGCATCCTGACTCTTACTCATGGCTCTGGAATTACTTTACCTGCAAACGAAGACATTACGACAGCAGTAGGTGACTATGCTTATGTCTATGCTGATACGGTGAGTGCATTTACTGTTCTTTATTTCAGGGCAGATGGTTCACAATTAAGTGAAAGATTGGGAACTGCTATTGCATCAGCGACAACAACTGACATCTTTGGTAACGCAGATGGCGAAACCGTACACATTACTGGCACTACTACAATAAGCGATTTTACAGATGCTCCAAGAGCAGGGATGTATAGGAAGATTATCTTTGATGGAGCTTTAACTTTCACGCATGGAAGCGGTATAACGATACCTGGAAGTGCAAGTATAACAACTGCTGCGAATGATTGGGCGTTAATCCATGCAGATACAGTAAGCGCCTTTAGCGTGGTGGCATATACGAAAGCTGATGGTACTGGTATTGTGAGTGCTGGCGGTGGGTGGGTAGAATTACAATCAGTTGCAGCAAGCGGTTCGTCTGTTGATTTAGAAACAGACATTGGAAGTACCTATACCGAGTATATGGTAAAGTGGTCAAATGTTTACCCTTCTACTGATGATGGGACTATGAACGCAACATTAAAGGTTGGTGGAAGCTATGTGACAGATGCTGCTTATCGAAGACACGCTATGATTCCTAATTCTAGCATTGGTACCTATGCTGGCAATAATAGTGCTGCTGATACAAAAATACAAGTTGCATTTACATTTGGTAATGCTTCTGGTGAGGGTTCTGATGGTACACTTTATTTTGGAAGTCCTACTGGCACCGATAACTTTAAAAGAATATATTTTACAGCTATGATTGAAAATTCTGCTGGTACATCAAGGATCTTGTATGGGATAGGATCATATACTGGTGCTGTTACTGCTATGACAGGAATAAGACTTGCGATGAGTACAGGTAATTTCTCATCAGGACAATTTACATTATATGGTTTAACAAAAGCATAGGAGGTTAAGATGGAAGATACTAAATACCCTTTTACATGGCAAGATGTAGGAGAAAGACAGGGGGGAGATGTTAATAATCCGTACCCACCATATAGTCAGGCAGAAAAAGAAGCGGTTGCAGCTACATGGAACGCAAATTGGGAAGCTGATAGAGCTAATGATTGGATTAGGAACAGAGTCGAAGGTAAAACGATAAGCCATAGAGACGCACAAAACAGGCGCATCATAGACAGCGTAGAGACAGGCTATCCTCCAATGACAGATCAACTTGATATGATTTATTGGGACAAAGTTAATGGTACAACTATCTGGAAAGATACAATAGATGCGATAAAAGCTAAATTCCCAAAACCAACATAACTTCACGGTGTCCAGGAAATCCTTCTTGGACACCACACTCCACAACTTCAAATCCCTTAGACACTTACAGACTATTTACATTTCTCCGAATTTTTCTCTTGCATTACGGTACTACTTGTAGTAGTATACTTAAACTATGAAGAAAAATACTTGTCGTAAATGTGGTTGGAAGTGGATACCAAAGGTGGAAAATCCGGTTAGATGTCCCCATCCTGCGTGTCAAACTATTTATTGGAGAGAGCCTAAGAAAGTTAAGAAGGGAGGGAAGCGATGAATGCTATATGTTACTTTTTATTAACATTTTTTATTGGATTCGGTGCCGGCTGTGCTGAGGCAGGTGATCCAAGACTTGAGGAGGTGGTTGTGGCACCATTACCTGAAGAGGAAAGAGTAAAAGAAGTTGTAGCAGAAATAATCCCACCAACAGAGTATATGTTGACTCCAGAGGTCAAGGCTATACTCCAACAATATCAATTCTCTTTTGTAGCATGGTCTAAGCGTATTGCAGATATAGACAAGGATTTAAGGTTCCTTGAGGCTAAGAGGAAGACAGCACAGGTATCTCAAAATAGTGATGCTATGTCTGTGAAGTATACTCTAAGGGAGTTTGTAGCCTCTCAAGGTATTCCTTATACTGAATTGGGTAACTGGAAAATAAGTGATGATGGTCTAAGGGCTGTATTGAAAGGAGGTAAATAATGGGTGGAGAATCGAAAATAAAAAGATTGATTAAGCAGACAAAAAAGAATATCGAAGAATTTGAGCAAGCGTTAGAGGCTGAGAAACGTATCTTAAAGAGATTGGAAGAAGCTGATGCTAAGAAGAAGGTGTGAAAAGGTTAAATATAAGACTGCTGCTCAGGCTTTAGATAAGCTCAGGTTTTATAAGCGTAAGGGCAGAACCACAAGGCTGAAACACATTCATTTTTGTATGGAGTGTGTTGTGTATCACCTTACAAGTAAAAGACAGAAGATAAAGGAGTAAAAATATGAGGAAAATATTAGAATTGCAGGGACAAAGGTTTGGTCGTCTAGTAGTAATTGAATTCAACCATAAGGATAAGTGGCAAGCTGCACATTGGTTGTGCCGGTGCGATTGTGGGAAAAAGAAGACGGTTCAAGGGGGAAATCTTAGGGGTGGATTAATACAAAGTTGTGGTTGCCTGCACAGAGAGAAATCATCTGAGAGGTTTACTGTGCATGGGTTATCCAGAACAAAAACATATAGGACGTGGGAAGCTATGAAAACTAGATGTCTTAATCCAAAGAATGCAAGGTACTGTGATTATGGAGGCAGGGGTATAACTATTTGTAAAAGATGGATACATTCATTTGAGAGTTTCTTTGAAGATATGGGGAAAAGACCTGAGGGTTTGACATTAGAAAGGATTGATAATAATAAAGGTTACTCTCCTGATAACTGCAAGTGGGCTACTCGGTCTGAGTAACAGAATAATATGAGAACTAACCACATTATAACATACGAAGGGGTATCGCTTTCTATAACAGAGTGGGCAAGAAAGCGTGGTATTAGTGTTAGTACGCTGAGTGCGAGAATCTATCGGGGATGGACAGTTGCGAGAGCCTTGTCATTTTAATTATTAAATAATAAAGAAAGGGGTGAGATATGGGTGATTTATCGTTAGTAAAAGATTCGATGTCTGTAGATGATGTGAGGCAACAGGTAAATTTAATACAGAATTTACTTTCACAGACTATGAAGAAAGACACGCATTATGGGGTTATACCTGGCTGTGGGGATAAGCCTACATTATTAAAAGCCGGTGCCGAGAAACTGGCATTAACATTCAGGCTTGATCTTGACTCAGAGGTTGAAGTCGTTGATATGGATAACGGTCATCGTGAGTACAGAGTAAAGACAACGGCAAGTTCAATCAATTCTGGACTCAGAATGGGTTCGGGATCGGGAGCGTGTACTACGATGGAATCCAAATGGCGCTTTAGAGCAGAGGCAACCGGAGAGGAAGTACCAAAAGATTATTGGGAGACAAGAGATCCTAATATAATCGGTGGCTCTCAATTCAGTACGAGGAAGATGGCTGGTAAATGGATGATAATGCACAAAGTTGAGCATGATAATCCTGCTGACTATTATAATACCTGTCTCAAGATGGCTGAGAAGAGGTCTAAGGTTGCCTGTGTGCTTAACGTGACTGCAGCATCGGATATATTCACACAAGACATAGAGGATATGCCTGAGTTTACTGAGAATCGTACTGAGCCGAAGCCTGAAGTCAAGAAGACTCAGAGTAAGAGTAGCCAGCAGGAAGCAGAAACATCTGATGGTGGTGAAATTATTACAAAGATTGCAGAAGTTAAGCAGAAGAAGAGTCCTTCGAGTGCCAAGAAAGCATGGACTCAGTATATTGTCCATAGCACAGGTGGTACACAGTATAAGACCTTTGATAAGAAGATTGCTGAGACTGCTGCTGAGGCTTGTGAAACAGACCAAGAATGCCTTATCATATTTGAGTATAATGAGAAGTTTAAGTCAAATGAGATTCAGGTCATAGATATAATGAAGGACGATGACCAAGATGATAATGTTAATCCGACTGAAGATGATTATGCGGATGATAACGCATGAGTGAATTTGTATATAATGAAGATACGAGGCTTCATACCTTATCAGGAAAGCGTATTCCTTCGGTATCTCAGGTGAATGAACCACTAACGGATTTCACCATGATACCGGAGGAAGTGCTTAAACGCAAAACAGAGCTTGGTACGCAGTTCCATGAGGCAATCAGGCTGTACTTTCACGATGATTTAGACCATGACAGCCTCGATCCTGATTTGGTTAAGCCTATGACTGCCTTTCATAAGTGGTGGAAGTATGAAAGCAAAGTCGCAGCTATCCATGATGCTGACATGGCAATAGAATGTGCTGCTGTTCATCCAACACTCAAATATTGTGGTAAGCCTGACTTGTCTATACATGAGGATACTGTGTACGACTTCAAATTAAGACAGTATAATCGGATCACGGACACACTACAACTGGAGGCATACAAACACATGATAAGTCGCAAGAGGTTAGATTTATATACGGTCTGCTTCACTCTTGATGGCAAAATAACGATGCACGACTCAAGGCATCCTAAAGCATGGGGTATATTCAGGAAAATGCTTGAAAGATGGTATAGAGAGAGAGAATTTAATAATCTTATGACACAATGGAAAGGAGTAAACTGATATGGAAACACCAACCGAAAGAATCACAGAGGAAATGGGTACTGATATTACATTGGTTACTGAAGAAGCAAGGGAATTACATATAGTCAGCCAAGAGTCCTTTGATATTACAACTGAGTTCATGGTCAAACTTGCAAGTCGGCTCAAGCAGGTGAAGAAGCATTTCAAGCCTATGAAAGAGGCTACACAAAAGGCCCATAAGGTTATAGTTCAGCAAGAGAAGGATATGCTTAATGGTCTTATTCAGGCTGATATATATTTAAGGGGCATAAGGGCTACATACGCTGATGAACAGGAGAAAAAGCAACGTAAAGAACAGGATAGGTTGGATAAACTGGCAGATAAGAAAGCTCAAAAGGAAAAGGAAAAACTGCAAAAGAAGATCGATAATGCAGAGACTCAGGCTGAGGTAAATGAATTACAGGATAAGCTGAACAATGTATATGCAGATCCCAATATAGCATCAGGTGGCATTGAGAAGTCAACTAAGGTTGAAGGTGGTGGCAGTACAAGCTGGATAAAGGATATTGAGGTCGTGGTTGAGCATCCTTTGGAGTTATTAGAAGAGATTGTATCAGGCAGAATACCCTTGAATGTGGTTGAAATTAAAACTGCAAAGCTGAAGGTATGGGTTAAGGCTAATGGTATTACCAATAAACAGGTTCCTGGTATCAGAGTAAAAGAGACAAGGCGTGAGTCTGTGAGGGCAGGTTAATTAAAATGCGCCTACGCATTATAATTAAGAATCTATAATTGTAAAGAAAAAAAATTATGATAGTATCAATGCCACTATATATTGATTTACCTCGTAAGATTATGAAGCCGAAGAGGTATTATCTTAATATTAATAATTATCATAACTGGCATTTTCAGGTCAGAAATAAGCTGAAGATTGCGTATTCACAGATATTGGCACCTAAAGTAAAAGGTTTAACGCTGTCTAAAGCTGGAATTAATCTGCATTTTCAATTAGTCAGGGGAGATAAAAGGCGTGTAGACAGGTCTAATGTTTTATGTTTACATGAGAAATTCTTTTGTGACGGTCTTATTAATGCTGGTTGTATAGAGGATGATAACGATAAATTTATTATTTCCACGCTATATACGACAGGTGAAATTGATAAGGAAAATCCAAGGGTAGATATATGGATATATACCACATAATATTATTAATAGTCTTACTGTTGGTTAATTGCCTGATATGGTTTGGGGTATTAATGACTTGTGCAATACAGGAGAGAAGGGAAGAAAATGAAATTCAAATGTAATGCCTGTGGCAAGATTAAGAATGTAGATATGAGGTATAATATATCTAAATACTTTATGACTAAAAGAGGTTATAGGTCATATTGTGAAAAAACAGGCAGGGATGTGTTTTTAAAGAAAGTGGGGAAATAATGCCAAATAAAAACCAAACCAGGTATCGTTGTCCAGACTGTAATAATATTGTATTTTTGAAGACTATGAGCCTTAATAGAAGAAATGGCGATAGGTGTATGGATTGCGGAGGCAGGTTGCAGCCGGATAGTGCAGGTGCAGATGAAAGATTACGAGTGGGTGCAGATCATCAGAACGAGCCAGACAGGGGTAGTATTAGAAATTTTAAGACACAAAAAGGCTATTTGAGAAAATAAACCTTGACACAAATGATTAATAATGCTTTAAGTATTTAAAAGTAGACATTCGTTGGTATGAACGATAGGATATATTATGTTGCCTTAGCTGGTAACACATAGAAGCCTGATGCGTACATACCTGCGTGTCGGGCTTTTCTTGTTTATATATAGTGTAGGGTGGCGATAGGAGGTTGTCCAAGATGTCGGTTTACTCCTGCGCTCTGGCGACACTTTAAAGTAAGTCCAGTAGGCACCGAACTCAGGCGGATACCTCAACGAGTGGCTAAATTTTATTACAAAGCCTTCTTTTCTGCTTGGGCTGGTTCTTAATAGAGTCAATTCTAAGATTAAGCTCTGTTAGGGTGTAGCCCTCAGTACGTTTTCCTCACGTTGGCTAAGTTTTTAAAACTCTGTTAAATATGTAAATATTGAAAGGGGAATTATTATGGTAAAATGCCTACATAAGAATAAATTAGAAAGTAAGATGAAGAATAATTTAACCGGAGAGTATTATGCTTGGGAGTGTGCTGATTGTGGTTATAAAGATGTAGAAGGTAGATCATACGCACATAAAGAAATAATAGAATATGCCACTATGTTGAAGAAGGCTGTAAAAAAAGCTGATATAGATAAAATTTTAAAAATATTAAACTTGGTACATGAAATGTCTAAAGATGCTATGGAAAGATTATCAACAAATGATTATAGAAGTAAAAAATACTTTGAGAAGATCTTTTAATTATGTCAATAACACCTGAACAAAAAAAGAATGTTTTCGAATCGCTTTGGAAGAAATATCCGAATAAGGATGGCAAGAAGGCAGCATTAAGACACTTTCTTTCCTCTGTAAAGACCTATGATGATCTGAATAATATTTCAAAAGCCCTGAATTGTTATCTCAGCCATTTAAGACAGCCATCAAATGCCTGGAAGAAGCCGAAGAACGGATCGACCTGGTTTAATAATTGGAAGGATTGGGTAACATATACTGAAGAAAGAATAATAAAACAGCCGAAATTCGTACCATTGACAAAAGAACAGGCTGAAGACCTCAAAATGAGATTTACACCTGAATTTCAGCACAAATTAATGCTAACACTTAGAACTTGTTGGAGATTAGCTAAGTCAAGAAGGTTATATAATCAAGCACCAGCTAATATGTGGTAAATAAGGCACCTGTGCCGTCATATTAGGCTCAAATTCTGTACTTTTCCAATATATAGGGTATTTGGTACTTAAAATTTACGAGGGCTTAGAATCGAAATAAGGAGGAATTCTATGACATTTAAAGAATGGCAGAAGAAGATTATTGATGATTTTAATACAGTCGGTAGGGATAAGACACAAATCACGGTCAGAAATTATCATAAACAGGGTTATACTTTTAAAACGATTGCTCATAGATACAGGTTGGTCAGGGATATTAACAACTTTATGAATGAAGATGCTGTCAAGAGAATATGCCTATCCCCCTGACAGCTTCCTTTCCTTATATCTTTCCTTTTCCATGACGCAAAACAAGTGTAACCTCAATCCAATAAAGACCGACTGAATGTGTTGCACCATTATCTCTTTTAGTGTGTGGCACAACCCAATAAAACACACGCTTGTTAGACCAGTATTTCCAGTTGGTAGCATATTTACGCATAAAGCTAAGACAAGCACCACGAATTCCTATCTGGAACATTCCAATCTGTCCAATATATCTCATGCAATAACTACGCTTCCAACTATAATCACCTAAATACCAAGTATCACCTTGATAATTTCTACGGAATCTAATCATAATTATTCCTTTCCTTTCCTTCTAAGTATCATATCAGCTACCTGCTCACATTCTTCCGGAGATAGCTGTTCAGATCCAGAATTTGTTAAAATGTAAAGCTGATGTAATAAATCTTTCCTTTGCATTACGGCTAACTTTTCCTCTGATATGAATTTAATAGGAAACAGAGCCTTCTCAATCCATTCCATAGCAGTCCTGACTTCTTCCCATAGTTCTTGTTCGTATGGCTCTCCATAACGGCATTTTGTTCTATAATCTTCCAGACCTTCCCATACAGCAAAAATCCACGATTCCCTCTTGTCCTTGTCAAGTTCCATTATTCACTTCCTTTCCTTGAAAAAGTTCTATGAAGCATGGTGTATCATCACCCACCCATGCGCCAATCTGATTGTAGTCAAAATACTCCCTCGCCTCGTCTTCTGTCATGCCATCGTCAATGTGCCTCTGAATGATCTTCTCGTAGTCATAAGCTATGATTGGTTCCTGTCCGAACCTGTTGCATATTCCAACTATGCAATCCTCATAGCCGTCCATTACCGTCATGCCTTCGATCCTTTCCTTCTGTTCTTCGTCCATTACATACCCAACCTTTCCATTTCTGCCATTACATCATTTGGCATATTATTAAACTTCTTTATGAAATCCTCTGCCGTAATCTCAACTGTTGGCTCTTTCTCTGTCGGTTCAAGCTGAAGGTCTGAATGATAAACATGATCGTCTTCTGTCCATGTGCCACCGTTGTACGCGGTAAGCTGTCCCTGAAGGCTTGGAAGCCCACATTCATTTGGAATGAATTCGTCAAAGCATTCATCTTTAAGGCCTGATTCCTTAATCACTCCCTTTATTACTTCTGATTCGTATGCCTTATAATTACTGGCATCGCGGTACATATAACTTATCTTCGTGTTCATCGGTTCCCCCCTTCGTCAGTATCAAATCCTTTAACTGTAATTTCACATTGTCCGTCTGAATCTCTTGTGCTTTCTAATTGTAAAGCGTCTAAATTGTAATCCTTCAACAAATAGAATACAACTTCGTTCTCTGTGTCCATATCCGTAAGGATCTCTTCCAATTCTCTTACCTTCATAATCATTCTCCTTCCAGTTTATCAATTAGTTGGTCAAAATATTTACAAGTACATTGATCTTCTGCGTGTTCAGGGTGCATTTCATAATACTGTCTTTCGTGTCGCGCGTTGGAATCCTCAAACTTTTGGTGCTGGTCATACGGACATACATGAAAATCCGCGTCCCTCATATCCCTTATCTCCTGCGTGATCTCTTCCAGCTTCTCCTTAGATAATAAAACAAAATCAATGTCATCACCAGCGCTGTAATTACTGATTAATTCTTCCAGCAGCTTCTTCTTAATGTCGCTGGATCCTTTTAATACTGATAAGAATATCTCAACACAATCGTCCGCGCTCATGCCTTCGTTGATTTTGTCCCAATCTTCTCTCTATGCCTTCATAAACTGATCCCTGTCCAAAGGCTTTCGGATCGGATAAAACTCTGAGTCCTTGTTGACCTCTTTCCAATGTGTTTCACAGAAGCGCGGTTCCCTGCCGTCATCTGTGCCGTAACGCTTCCCTTGTGAACACTCTGATTCAGTTGCGTCAGGGAATTGACACGACATAAACTCACAATAATCTTCTGAACCTTTGCCACCGTCTGCATACACTCCCACACCATGATCTACAAAATCGTTCTTCTTCTCAACTCCACTTGGGTACGTCCTGTTAATATACTTCTTCTTCTCTTCGTCTGGCAACTTCATAAACTCTTCAATATTCAGCATGATAAAATCCCTCACTTTCTAAAACAAAATAAAATTATAAAATTTGCTTCCTTTCCTATGTTTAAAAAAATTTGAATAACTATTTTTCCCGATCGAAAATCTGAAAATAAATCTACTGGCGCATTTGCGCTGGCAGTATGGCGCATTTCAGCCATAGTGCAGGATAAAATATCCACATAGAAACAAAAAAACTGCTATTTTTCGCGGATCTGAGCGCGGATATAAAATCCGATCGACAAAATAAAATATATTTCAATGTTTTTTATGTTGTAAACTCTTCCAGCGCTGGCGCTTATCCTGTTGGTATAGCCTGAGCGCATAGGCGGTCGCGTTCATTGGTATAGTAATCGCGTATATTATGCCAAAGGCGCAAAATCGCGCGGAATTTTTGAAACTTTTTTTAAGGGGTGCAAAGTGGCAAAAAAAAGGGAAGTTCATTTTAGCAGGTCGGATCAGGTCTTTATAATGAAGGAATGCGGATTGCCTGAAACGGAAGCTATGTTAATTGCCTCGATTACTGAGGGGTTTACCTTTAATATGTTGGACGCGCTGTCGCTGGCGTTCAATGCAATTAAAAAGGGGGTGAAAGCGGAATGCCTTTGATTTATAAGCTGTATTTAATCGCGGTCGGGACGTATTTATATTTTGAATTTGTAAAGGGGGTAATACTTTGAAAGTAAGCGAATTGTCAAAATTTGTAAGTTTAAGCGGTTTTTATACTACGTCAAACAGTCTGCGCGTTCCTGTATTAGTTACGGACGCGCGTCCAGCGCCTTATAATGGCGCGTCTATTCAGGTCGAAATTACGCCAAAGGGCGGAAGCGGTTCAACTTGGGTTGAAAAAAATTCTGTTAATTTTGAAGGGGGTTAAAATTGAGTAATAAAAAAAGTCTTGTTAATCGTTATTGTGAATTGAGGCATAATATTGATACGCTAAAAACAGAGGAAAAAGTTTTGCGCGATATGGTTTTAAAAGAGTTCACGCGGTCGGGATCTGATAAGCTGATCGGGGACGGTGGCAACATTATATTAAAGGTTGTTTCGTGCGCTCTTACCATTAATCCGCGCTTGTTCTTTAAGCGTGTATCTGTTCCTGATTTCATCAAGTCGGTGCGCGTGTCTATAACTCAGGCGCGGTCTTTTATCGGATCTGATGAAATTGTCAAAATTTCGCATAAGGGCGAAAAAATATCTTTAACCGTAAATCCGTAAAATTGAATTCTATCAACTAATTTTTTAAGGGGTACAGAATGAATATTTTAACAGATCATAACAGGGTAGCGGATCCGCGCGCGGTCAAGCTACAAGGTATTATTGAGGCTGGCGCGGTGCGTGTTCCGTCCGTATTAAATGAGATAAGCGCGGAATTTGATAACAGGCGCGATATGATCGCAAAACCTGACGCGCTTGATTTCCGCGTCAATGGTGATATACGCGCTCACGTTGTCGGGGACGCGCTTTCTTCTGATGTTGGATTTACTGGCTTTGCGCGTGGTCAACTGCTGGCGCGCGCTGGTGTACCTGTCGCGTATGCTGATAAGCTGATCGAATTAGGCGAATCGGAATTATTACTTAACAATATTAATCGTATGGTCGGGCGTAATTGTAAAGACGGTCTTTTATTCAGGCGCGTTAATGATACGGTTAAGGGCGTATTATCGCCTTCATATAGGCGTATGGATGCCAGTCCTATATTTGAAGGGTTCATTGAGTCCGCTCTCCGCGCTGGTTACGTTCCTTATACTGGCGCGGTTACGGATTACCGTTACCATGTATCTTTTATCCTGCCTGAAGTCTTCCAGCCTTCCGCGCATGAATTCATCGTTTTAGGTGTGGCAATTACTACAAGTGATTACGGATCAAGCGCATTAAAAATTGAAATGTTGGCGCTTCGGATTACTTGTCTTAATTTGTGCATGGGCGCGGACGTTATGAAGTCCGTTCATGTTGGCAAGCGCTTCAATACTACGGAAGACTTGATTCAATTATCTAATCAAACGCATGATTTAGATAACAAGGCGGTTGCGTCTGCGGTCGGGGACGCGGTTCAATCTTCAATAGGTCTTCAAGCTGGCGTTAAAAATAGGATCTTGGACGCGATGGAATCCGATTGTAATATCAATATAAATGACGAAGTTAAAAAGCTGAGGCAAAAAGGATTTAAAAAGGATCTCGCGGAGTCTGTAAAGGTTGCCTTTGATTCTGAAATGCCAGTTGAGTTTCTGCCAGAAGTCAAAAACAAGTGGCGCTTGTCTAACGCAATAAGCCTTATTGCAAAGGGATCAGCGCTGCCTTCTGATACGCGTCTGGATCTTCAAAAGCAAGCTATGGCGGTAATATCTTGAATATATTTTCAATGAATAGCAAACTAGCAAAGGATCAGATATATAAATTCAGTCTACCAGCGTTCCTGACTTGTTCGGGCGCTGGTGGCTGTCTTGATTATTGTTATATGTTGCGCGTGTATAGGTTGCGCGGTGCGGTGGCGTGGTGCGCTCATTGGCGTAATTATGAATTGTCGCTGCTGGACGGTTTCGCGGATCTGGCGCTGGCTGAGTTGCGCGCGCGTCCATATATTAAGATTCTGCGCTGGATGGATTCGGGGGACGTTTACAGTCAATCTATGCTTGATAAAATTGAAGCGGTTGCGGTCGGTTCGCCTGAAGTTTTCCACTATTGTTATACAAAGGCGCTCAAGCTGGATTGGTCGCGTTTTAAGGCGCTCAAAAATACTAAAGTGATTCAGTCGGACGGTGGGCGCTGGTCTATTGATAGGCGCTCGCCTCATGCGCTTGTATTGGATCAGGGCGCGCGTATTCCTGTTGGGTATGTGGATGCGTCCGCGTCTGATCTCGTAGCGCTGAAGCATAATAGAATCGCGCTGTATAGGCGTTAATCTTTTCAAGGGGGGTTTTATGCGGTGGTAAGATAAATTGACAAAATCTGAAATGTATCATATTACGGTGGAAGCTGGTTGTAATACCTTAAAAGATATGAGGCGGAATTTTGCTTTTCATGCTGAAGAGCGTTTGAAGGGTAATAATGAGCCTTGTTATCATTGTAAAGAGATCGCGCGTAAATTAGGAATGTTATAATTCTATATCTTGTATGGCAAAACCCTAAAAACAGGTAAAAACCGCGATGATCCGCGCGGCGGTTTCGGGGTTGCTATACTACATATTGACAAGGGGGTTAAAATGCTAACATTTGCAAAGGGTAAAATTAGCGGTTCAAGGTTACAAGGTGATATTAGTCAATCGTGGTTGTATTGTCCTGTTTGCTTATCATGTCTGACGCATAAAGATATTAAAGTAAATATTAATGGCGTGGCGCATTGTGCGCGCTGTGCGTCTGAATATTATCAAGATAAGGCGCTTCAGGATTAAATAGAAAAAATGCTGTTTTTAGGCGGTTCTGGCTTATATCGGTCGGGATCGCCTTTTTTCATGTCCTGAGATCCTCGCCAGCAGTCGCGCTGATCCTTTTGCATAGTCTAGCACCTATCAAAAATAAATAACTTGACAACATCATTTAATATATATAAAAGGACTATTGTCCGCTTGTAAATAGAGGGGTGGCGGTCGGGTTAAGGAATATACTTATAACAAATCAAAAATATAAAACAGATCCGCCAGGACAAATAATAACAGGATCTAAAATCATAGAATAGAATGTAAGCTGGTAAAATAAAGGACGCGTTTCGTTACTGTTGCGCGCGTGGCTATGGGAAGACCTTCAAAGTATAATAATAAAATCGCTGGTGAAATCTTGAAGCGCTTTGCTTCAGGTGAAAAATTAACAGATATTTGTAAACCTGATCGGATGCCTTCGCGAATGTCTGTCTTCCGCTGGCGCGCTGCCTTACCTGAGTTTGACAAGGCGTATGAGATCGCCACACAGAGCCACACAGAGGCGCTGCTGGACGTATTACATAATATTGTCATGTCCTGCGATGATAAGAGCGCGAAAGCTGCAAAGGTGAAAGCTGATTATATAACATGGTTTTGTAGTAAGCTCAACAAGCGTTATTCTGAGCGTTTACAGGTGGATGTTCGCAACACTCTTAACATTAGTCCAGCCTTAACAAGGGCGCTTGATCGCCTGTCCGCGCTCGCTCTTCCTGATCCCATTATTGAAGCTGAAGCGGCCAACGTAACATAGAACCCATTATCAGTCCTGATAGTAACATAATAAAACCAGTTCAATTCAGTACATATCAAGCCAGTTGTATCAATCAACAATCATTTCATATTAGAAATATCAATCCAAAATGAATCCAATTATAAACACCCTCCCCCTCGGGGGAAACTCGGGACTCCTATCCCCCCCAACGTCCTCCCTGCAACGAATTTTTTCTTTTTTCTTTACGAGGCGTGTCTGCCTAGTTTACCTTTTTAGTATATTGCGATATACCTTTTTAGTAACTTCAAGCTAACATTTTTATTTTTCTTTATGAGGTTAGTTTCACTTAATTGTATATATTCACCGAATGGTGAAACAAGTTATATTTTATTTTTTTTATATGTAATTATGTTACACTTTTTCCTTGCATTGTTTTGTGATTTATGTTACAGAGGTTTTATGAGTAGAGAAATTAAGTTCAGAGCATGGTTAAAGAAGAGGAAATATATGGTAGAAGTTATCTCATTAGATGCAGGATGTATTACATGGGATGACAATCAGATTGATAGATGTCTTCCCCCAAATAAGTGTTACGAGATAGAACTATTAGATGATGTAGAGCTTCTTCAGTACACCGGTTTAAAGGATAAGAATGGTGTGGATATAGTAGAGGGGGATATAGTTAAGTGGATTGACAAATGTGTAATTCTTTGGGATAAAGAAACTGGCGATTCTTTAAAAAAGTATGAAGGAATATCTCAAATAGTATGGAGACAATTAGGTTTTGATATAGAAGAATCTTCTATGGGTTATGAAGGCGAAAGTATGATAAGTTGGCACAACTTAGAAGTAATCGGCAATATTTATGAGAATGAGGATTTATTAAAATGAGTTTTGATATAGTGTGTCAGGAATGTGAAGAGGAGTTTGAGGCTAAGACTATGTTTGCCAGGTATTGTGGAGCCAGGTGTAGAATGAGGGCGTACCGTAAGACGGCTAAGGGCAAGGCTGCGTACACTAAATATAATGAGAGGTATAAGAGGGCATGAAATATCTTTGGTACACAATGGTTATATTCGGGGTTTTGGTATGGGCGTTTCTATTTATTTTTTATTTACCTGTGGGGAGATAGATGGAAATAGCATTAAAGATAAAAGCTAAGAATGGATTTCTTCAGAGATTTATTGAGGAGAGGGGATGGACTCAAGCTGAATTTGGTCGCAGGGTTGGTATAAATCAGAATTCTATTTGTAAATATTTTAATATGACAGGCTATCCCAATAAATATACGATAGAAATAATTTGCAGGTTTGTTGGTGAAACCAAAGAAGTCATTTTTCCTGAATTGCTCAAGAATGAGGATTTTCTAGAACTAGACAAGAAGACTACCTTCTATAAGAGAATTGATCCCGACAGAATATTAGGAGGGGAAGGTTTAGAGGCGTTACCTGCACCGGAGGATGACGAGAGCGATATAGAGCGCCAAGAGGCTATAGACCGTGTTGAAAGCGTACTTGATACGCTTACATATCGTGAAAGAGAAATTATTAAAATGCGTTTCGGCATAATAGAAGGTACCACGTGTACCCTGGAAGAAGCAGGAAAAAAACTTAATATAACCAGGACAAGAGTAAACCAACTAGAAAAAAGAGCATTAAGGAAGCTAAGGCATCCGGCTAGAAGCAGAAAATTAGAGGGGTTTTTAGCATGAGAAAACTTATATGTAAGCTATTCTGGATGTTTATAGAGTCGTGTGCTGTGGAGATAAGGCAGTACATCGGTTGGGGTAAGGGTATTGTGAGGTTCTTTAAGA